ACAGTTGAGGAAATCGTTGCTCTCTATAAGGAACGATACGAGGCGAAGGGGCCTGTCCTCGCCCAGATGCGTGAAGTACGCAGCCTCGCCAACGGTGACGTTATCGTCCCCCTCAACGAACTGGACCGCAACACCAAATCTTCCGTAGCGAACCTGCTTGTACAAGGTTTGGACCAGATGTCGATGCGTGCAGCATCCACAATGCCATCCCCATACTTCCCTGCGTTGCGTGAAGGCAACGACCGGAGCATGAAACTGGCCCGTGACCGCAAACGAGCCATGCTTTCCATCTGGGACCAAAACAGGATGAACCAAAAGATGCGGCATCGTGCCCGCCACATCCTTGCCTATAGCGAAGCACCCGTTTTCATTAAACCAAACTTTGATAAGCGTCTCCCCGAGTGGCATCTCCGCAACCCGTTGGACACTTTCGCTTCCCCGTTGGACGACCCGACGAACCCTGTCCCCGCTAACTGCATCTTCACCTACAACCGTACCTACCGTTGGCTGATGCAGAACTACGGCCCGATGGTCGATGGCCGCCTGAAGGTCGGTGAACCGTCATGGGATTCGATGTTCACCATCCTCGAATACGTCTGCGACAACGAAATCGTATTGGCTGTGATGGGTACACAGAACGAACGGAACCCTGTCACCGGTCAGATGTATCAGGGTGCGCACGTTATTGAACTGTCACGGATGCCTAACCGCACCGGTATGCCCCTTGTTGTTGTACCCAAGCGCATCACTTTGGACAGGCCACGGGGCCAGTTCGATGGTCTGCTCGGAATGTATTACACCCGTGCACGCCTGCAAGCATTGACTGAAATTGCGATTGAGCGAGGAATTTTCCCTGATGAATACCTCATTGCCCGACCCGGCGAAAACCCTGAAGTCATTCAGATCGCTGATGGAAAAACAGGCCAGTTGGGTGTCGTCAAAGGCGGCGACATCCAGCAACTTCAGTACAACCCAGGCTACAAAACTGATGTCGCACTTGATCGCCTGGAACGCCAAGAACGACTTGAAGGTGCAATCCCTGCTGAATTCGGTGGAGAATCAGGCACCAACATTCGTACAGGACGGCGAGGCGAGTCAATTCTTGCAGCAACAGTCGATTTCCGTGTCCAAGAAATCCAAGACATCATGGCTTCTTCGATTGTTGAAGAAGACAAAATTGCTATCGCACTAGAAAAAACGTACTGGGGTAACGCCTCGAAGTCTTTCTTTATCCCCGGCATGGCTGGCGGTGTGAAGGATTATGCGCCGAACAAACTGTGGGAAACAGATTTCCACTATGTCGCATACTCGGCATCAGGTTCGGATGTCAACTCGTTGACTGTTACGGTCGGCCAGTTGCTTGGTGTCGGTCTGGTTTCTAAAGAATCTGCCCGTGAAGCCCACCCGCTGATTCAGGACCCCGAGTTGGAACGTGACCGTCTGGTCGCTGAAGGCATCGAATCCGCTTTGTTGCAGTCAATTCAGGCGCAGGCTGCTGACCCGAACGGTCCGTATCAGCCTGACGATCTTGCGTTTATTGCTACGCAGGTGCAGTCGAATAAGATGTCGTTGCCTGAAGCGATTCAGGCTGCACAGACACGGGCACAGGAACGACAGGCAACACCCGCACCAGTTGGCGCACCAGAAACGATGCCCGGTTTGGCTATGCCTGGTATGGGTGCAGAACAACCAGCAGCAGGTGGCGGACAGCCGTCACTTGAAGCACTGCTCGGGCAGTTGGGTGGCGGAGGAATGGGCGGAGCACCGATGGGGGCGATGGCATAAATGGCACAGGCATACGGCAACAGGACAGATTTGAACAACCCTGCCAACAAGATGCGGAAGATGGCTGCGACAGGACAAACGTATGGTGCTGCTACGCAGCAGATGCGTGCACAGGCTGCTGTCCCGATGGCCGCTTCACCTGCCGAACAGGTACCTGCCCCCGGTTCGATGGGGACGTTGGACCGAATGACGGAACGCCCGAGCGAACCCATTACCGCTGGTATGGATTTTGGTGCAGGCCCCGGCCCCGAGGTGTTGGCTGCACAGTCTTATAGCGGTGTAGGTTCCCGTGATGATCTAATTCAGCGTGTCCGTATGGCTGCTGCGCAATACCCGAACCCTAATTTGATTCAACTTCTCTTGATGTTGGAAGGCCAATGAGTAGAACTTTCTTCGACCTGAAACAACTTGAAGGTGCAGAAAACAGGCAGGTTCTACAAGAGTCTCGTAAGAAGGCGATAGCCGGAACTATCACACCGGAGTTGGCTGACCAGTTCGGTAAAGCGTATACGCTCGGCAGGTTCGCTAGCCCAGAACTTGTTGCGTCTGCTGCTGTCGCTGGCATCTCTGGTGTTGACGACCTGTATGCGAACCTTCAGGCACAGTTGTTGAAGAATGGTGCTGTTCCGCAGCACGCTATCGACAAGAATAAGCCGAAGGCGTCTAATTGGTCGGAGTTTCTTAACGCTAAACCCGGCCAGATTGTTACGGTTAATGACCCTCGTACGGGTCAGCCGATCACCTTGACTGTCGCTGGTGCGCCTACCGCAGCGATTGTGCAGCCTGGTCAGCAACCTGTCGGGTTGAGGCAGCGCACAGCCGAAGAAATTAAGGCCGTAGAAGAACGCCGTGCTGCTCTCGAAAAACGTGTACCTGTTGTGGATATTACATCTACTGCTGATAAGGCGTTGCAGTTCCGTGGTTTGCAGGGGCCATCCTCATTCCAGACGCCTCGTAGCGCACCAGAAGCATTGGCTACTGGTATGGCCGCAATCGGAATCCCATTTCATTATGCCGGTGCCGCTATTAGTTTGATGGCTCCAGACCAACTTGAATTCATCGGCAAGTCCGTTCGTGCAACAACTAAAGCCGTTACTCTTCCGCTTCTATCTTTGGGTGAAGTCCCATACTATTTCGTTACCGCAACCCTCCGTGACGCCTGGGCAGCGGGCCTTGCTGAAGGTAACGCTTGGGAACGTTTCCAGCAGGCACTTGACCCACGCAAAATGTGGTCCAACCTCGAAGGCGCATACCAGTCAACAACTCTTGTGCAAGTCACAAATGATATTGCCAATGGCAATCTGGATGTCGGCGGCGGCTTTTTTGTTGCGGGCAAGACTGGTGAACGTGCCCAAGAGAACTGGCGTGAATACATCGGTACCATTGGCGAAGCAGCAGGTGTCGATACCCGTACAATCTACGACCCGGAGCAACGTGCTTTCTATGAAAAGGAATTCAGCGCCGGTATTCTTGCTGGCGAATTCCTTGTTGACGCCAAACTGACCAGCCGTGACTCTGAGGTTTACCAGTTTGCGTCCGACGTAACCGACTTTGGGTTGCGTATCGGCACTGATGTGTCGACTTACTTTGCCCCTGAAGTGGCGTTGATGAAACGGTTTGGTGTAGCCAAACAAGTCGCAACCGACTATATGGCCGCACGCAAAGCAGGCAAGTTCGAAGAAGCCATGCGTATCGCCACCGAGAACGCTATGGACGCCAAGGTCGCTGAACTTCTTACCGACACGGAACGCCAGAACGCTATCGCCCGTGGGGTGTTCACCCGTGACGAAAACATTGCTTACTCAGGTGATAGAAGTTTCTTCGACGGCAAAGATGTCAACACTTTCCTAGATGTCGATGACCCCAACTTTACTGCCAACTTCCGGAACCTTTTTGGCGAAGGGCTTTATGTCACCGACCAAGCAGCGGTAGCCAGCACCCAAGGTTATAACGTCGCCGGTGCACTTGGCTGGGAAGATATTGACCCTAATTCGAATTTTCTTGCTTCTGGTACATACGGTATCCAGCAACGTGTTCAAGAACTGCTCCCCGAAGGTGCAAACGTTGCCAGCATTGGTCTAAATAAGGGCGGGGCTGGCGTTTGGAAATTCGACAAATCCAAACTCAATGTTATTGACGGAGAATCTATTCTCGGCCCCGGCGACGCCGCATATGACGTTCTGCAAACAGAATACTCTCGTCAGTTGGAATTGTTTGGTGGTGTCAGGTCTTCTATACCAAACGAAAATGTCTTTGCCGTCGAAGCCGACCTGTTTACTTTTACGCCTCCATTCTTTGAAACGACAGCGTTTAACCTAGACCAGTTTCTAGCGACAGTGAATTCCACGGCTGATGTTCCTTTGGATAGGGGCATCGGCCAAATATTTTTTGACGAAACTGTCGCAGCCCAACAACGGGTAGTCGATGCTTTCCCAGAATTCGCAGAGTTTCTAAAACAACGTTATGGGTTCGATGACGATTTGGTTCGTGCGACTCTTCCAAAACTCACGCAAACGTTTTTCAAAAATATTGGGAGAACTGGAGTTTCTTCTAAACTCAATCCTTCTCTACCTTTTGCTGAAAACCTAAACGTTGTTCGTGGATTGTCGTTGGCGCCAAATGAACGACCCTATAACGCTGTATCTGATTATCACCGCAGCGTGTTCGAATTAGAACAAACAAACAATGTTTCTCGTTTTCTGTCTGAAGACCAGGCAAACAAACTTCGTTCGTTCAGTGATGACCTGCGGGAGCCGCTTGCTTCTCAAGGCGTCGCTGCAAAAGAAAAAAATATTGGTTTGATGGGAGAGGTATGGGCGCATATCGTTGCCCCGCTCACAGATAACAAGTACGTCAAAGGACTTCTTGACGTTGATGTCAACGACCGTGCGACAAGGTCGTTTCTTGGGCAGAGGATGTTCAATACTGATTTTTATGGAGCGCCTGCTTCCGTTGAGTCATCAGCAGTGCAGAAAGCACTCGTCGCTGCTGGGTATGACGGGATGTCTTACGCCGGTGGTGCCCGTATCGGCGGTGCAGGTCAGCATACCGCTACCGTCGTGTGGAAGCCAAGCAAAATGGATTACGTCGACATCCTGTCCGGAGAAAAGTTCCCGGTCAACCAGGCCGTTAATGCACTAGACACCGCCGACAAATACCGCATCAGGGCAGAAGAAATCCAAACCCTCCGAGAAACAGAAAACGGGTACCGACAAGCGTTCGGCCTTATAGACGAAGCACCACGCTCATTCGAACCAAACAACCTGAACGCTATGCGCCACACCGACGCAGGCCGCAAAACATTGCAAGCCATCGCAGACGAAACAAACCCTGTTGTCATCTGGCGCAAAATCCTTAAAGGCAAATCACCACTTGCAGCCATCGACTTGGCTAAAGCCGTCACCCCAGACGAAGTATTCAAAGTCCTCGAAGACGCTGTGTTTAGTGGTGACCCGTCAAAAAACATGCGTGAAATCCCCAACTCTGGTTGGCGTTCATGGGCATCCGACACCGGATACATGGTCAAGCAAAACATTGACAGGTATTCACGCCAGACAGCGATGATGCCTGACTCCACTTATATCCCGTTTGCTGAGCCGTCTGTTGCTTTGCAGCGTGCAGATCGTGTTTTGCAAGTATCTGGTGTCCGTGGAGCAGAACGAGACGCAGTTCTCCGCAAACTGTTTGATGCCTTGGACACCCAAACATCGAAGTCGTGGGATGATTTCTTTGCTGCGGCAAACGAAACTGCTTTGGCTACAAGAATGAAGAAGGCTGGCTGGACACCAGACGAAATCAAAGTCTTCACCTCATACCGTGGCAAGGGTCTCCCTGGAGAAAGCGACATCACCCGCTGGACACTTGAAGATTTGGCTGACAACATCCCTATCGAATGGTTCGATGAAGGTGACGGCCCACTCCGTATCACCCAGTTGTTGTCTGGTGGCGGGTACATGCTTGAACCTGCTGTCCTTGATGACTTGATGCGGGACATGAACCCGATTATTCGGGCGATTCGCAAAACGACTAACCAAAATCCCAATGTCTCCAAGGCAATCGACGGTCAACGTGCGGTTAGCCGGGCTATCGAAAATGGTATTCGCAACTGGGCTAAGCCTGCGGCGCTTGGAGCGCCACTCCCAGTCCGTTACATTCTCCGTGTCGTCCCTGAAGAAATGTTGCGTATCGCTTTCTCTGGTGAATTTGACAACCTCGGCCAGTACGTCTCTGCTATCTACAGTGGGCATCTGAACTATGACACGTTCGGCAACATCATCATGGACAGCAAGAAAGCCGCAACATTGCGAGCCAAACTGCAAGAACTTGAATTCCAATACGGCCAACTAGCAAAAGACACCACTGGTGCGGCCGCCCGTCGCATCGAAAAGTTTGAAAACAAGTACGGCAAGATTGACGATATCCGTGCACAGATTGACGAACTGAACACTGTTATCAACGACAGCCTTCCCGCAGCACAACGCCAACTTTCAAACAATGTCAAGGGTTATGTCGAAAACACCTACGACCCTGGCACAACCAACAGTTATCTCGAACGCTCCAAAGTGCAACAGGTTGTTAGCCGACGTGTCAACGACCCGCTAAACCTGACCAAGAAAGAAAAGGCTATGCGCCGTCGTTGGGTCACAGCCCAAGCACGGGACATCGCTGAGATGACAGCCAACATGGATTACCGTGCTGTCGCAAAAGCATTGAAATCAGGCGACCCGCAAGCATTGGAACAGGTAGCACAAGATCTACTTTCTGGCCCGCTTCGTGGCACCTACGACGAATACACCAAGAACGTGTTCCGTGTCAAACAAGGGTGGGACTGGGAAACCATCGAAGGCGCACGATCACGGGTAAACGAAATCAAACGTGACATCGCTCAGCGTACCGGCCTCCAACCAGAAGTGCTTGACGTTGTAGCCACCGGAAAACT